GGTAGAAAACATTCGGGAGCATCTCCCCAAGGCCACAGGCTGGCGCTTGATTGTTCTTCCCTACCGTGGCGCACGCAAAACCAAGGGCGGCATTGAATTGTCGGACCAAACCCTTGAGCGCCAGCAACTTACAACCACATGTGCATATGTTTTGTCTGTGGGCCCTCTGGCCTACAAAGACGAAGTCAAGTTTCCCACCGGCGCTTGGTGCAAAGAGGGAGATTGGATCATTTTTGGCCGTTACGCGGGTGCGCGTATGGCTATTGACGGTGGAGAGATTCGGATTCTCAACGATGACGAAATCTTGGCCACCATAAACGACCCAGAAGACATTCTGCACATGTGAGGTAATAAATGGCCACAATAACACCGGATAGTCAGTTGGAATTTGATTTAGGCGAGAACGAAGTCGCCACAGACATTTCCATCAATGAAGAAGGCAACGCAGAGATTCAAGAAACTCTTGCCCCTGCTGCTGAAACACAGTCCAATCGCGAAGAGCTGGAGACAATTAGCGACAACGTCCAAAAGCGTATCTCTAAGCTCACTGCTCGCATGCGAGAGGCTGAGCGCCGTGAACAAGCTGCCATTGAGTATGCCAAGGGCCTGCAAACACAGACCCAAACGCTTCAGCAAAAGCTTGTCCACACGGATTACAGCCGTTTGAGCGAAGCCAAGACCCGCTTGGAGACCCAACAGGCCACGCTTAAAGCCATCATCCGCAAAGCTCGCGAAGAAGGCGACATTGATACGGAAACCGAGGCAAACCAGCGGCTGACAGACTTGACCATGGAGCAACGCCAAGTTGCGGGATGGTTACAAAGCCAAGGGGAGCAAGTACAGGCCTATCAACAGCCTCAAAACTACCAGCAACAAGTTCAACAACAGCAGTACCAAGCCCCAGCACAACCCCAACGAGCTGCTCCTAGCCCACAGGCGGAAGATTGGGCTGAGCGAAATCCATGGTTTGGTCAAGACAAGATGCTGACCTATGCTGCATGGGGTATTCACGAAACATTGGTAAGTGAAGAGGGTATTGACCCTAATTCATCAGAGTACTATACTGAATTAGATCGTAGACTCGTAGAAGAGTTTCCGAACAAGTTTCAGAACCGTAGTTCTGCCCAACCAACCAGACAACAGCGTTCCGCACCCGCTGTTGCACCTGCTGCCCGTAGTTCGGGAATCAACAATGTGCGCCGTACTGTCCGGCTTTCGCCGAGTCAGGTTGCCATCGCAAAGAAACTGGGTGTTCCGATTGAGGAATACGCCAAGTACGTCAAGGAGTAATCATGAGCGAAAAACTTACCATCGATAGAGCTTCCCGCACAGCGGTAACCCGTGAAAAGGAAGAGCGTCGCAAGCCATGGAAACCACCTTCACGCTTGGATACACCACCGCCTCCTGAGGGGTTTGGATACCGTTGGATTCGTGCAGAAGTCAACGGTTTCTTAGATAAACAAAACGTTTATAGCAGCTTGCGCGAAGGTTATGAGCTTGTGCGCTTGGAAGATGTTCCTGAGGAATATCAAAACATGCTTCCTACCGTTGAAGACGGGAAGCATGCCGGAGTTATTTCGGTTGGGGGCTTGCTCCTTGCCAAGATTCCTTTGGAAACTGCTAAAGAACGTGATGTTTATTTCCGCCAGAAGGCCCGTGACCAGATGACCGCTGTGGATAACGAGATGATGCGAGAAAACGCTCACTCTACAATGCGCATCCAGAATCCCGAAAGAAGTTCAAGGACAACTTTCGGACCCCGAGCATAAAAACCTTGGAATCCACAACCTTTTAGGAGCTTCAAATGGCAAATACAAACAAGCCTTTTGGTCTGCGTCCGCTTGGTAACTTGTCTGCTACTGGTGCACAGAAGCAATACGGCTATCAAATTGCGGATAATCAGGCCGGAGCCATTTTTCAGGGCGACTTAGTCGTTCTGTATGATGGTTTTATCATCAAGTACGACGCTTCCACGCATGCTGCCCCCACAGGCGTATTCAATGGCTGCCAGTACTACGACCCAACTCGCGCAGGCAAGCCGACTTGGAAAAACTTTTACCCCGGTAGCGTGGACATCACCTCTGGCACCATTGATTGCGAAGTAATCGATGATCCTGCTCAGTTGTTCTTGATCCAAGCTGATGGCGCAGTTACTCAAGCCAACATTGGCAAGAATGCTGACCCAACAGCCTCTACCACAGGAAGCACCACCACTGGTATTTCTAACGGTACTCTCGGTTCCGCTTCAATTGCAAAAACTGCTGCATTGACCATGAAGATTGTTGGCTTGTCCACAACTCCTGACAATGAATTAGGCACTTATGCACAAGTGGTTGTGAAACTTAATCAACACCAGTACGGTAGCGTCGGTGTTGCATCTGACGGAGCTTAATCATGGCAATTACACGTTCACAACTCGTTAAGGAACTTGAGCCGGGTCTAAATGCCTTGTTTGGCATGGAATACAACCGCTATGAGAACGAACACGAAGAGATTTTCGATATCGAAAGCTCTGACCGTGCGTTTGAAGAAGAGGTGATGTTGACCGGTTTTGGCACTGCTCCAGTGAAGACTGAGGGCGCTGGCGTTCAATACGATACCGCTTTGGAATCGTTCACTGCTCGCTACACCCACGAAACCATCGCCATGGCGTTTGCGTTGACCGAAGAAGCTGTCGAAGATAACCTCTACGACCGTCTCTCTGGCCGCTACACCAAGGCATTGGCTCGTTCCATGTCTCAAACCAAGCAGGTCAAGGGCGCAAACGTCCTGAACAATGCTTTCACCGGCGGCGCATATGCTGGCGGCGACGGTGTTGCTCTGTGTGCAACCAACCACCCCACCGCTTTGGGTCCAAACTTCGCCAATACGCCTACAACTCAGGCTGACTTGAACGAAACCTCCTTGGAGCAAGGCATCATCGACATCGCAGCGTTCACCGACGAACGTGGCTTGAAGGTCGCTCTGACTGCCCGCAAGATGATCGTACCTAAGGAACTTCAGTTCACCGCTGAACGCCTGATGAAGTCGACTCTGCGTACTTCCTCCGCTGACAACGATATCAACGCGATCAAGTCCATGGGCTTGATTCCCGAAGGTTACGCTGTCAACCACTTCTTGACCGATACAAACGCTTGGTTCTTGATCACCGACGCGCCAAACGGTTTGAAGATGTTCCAACGCTCACCAATCAAGACTGCCTTTGAAGGCGACTTTGACACTGGTAACGTGCGTTACAAGGCTCGCGAGCGTTACAGCTTCGGCTGGTCTGACCCACGCGGCATCTACGGCTCTTCAGGTTCGACCTGATGAGACGATGAAAAAGGGGCCTTGTGCCCCTTTTTCTTTTGGTGTATATTGAGCGCATTCCGGGATTTTCCGGTGTATCTGACAGCCCCGGCTGACGACATGCAGATAGATACGCCACCACTCGCATGTGAGGACACATCATGGCAAATACCACATTTAACGGGCCAGTTCGTTCGCAGAACGGCTTTCAATCAATCACAAAAAGCGCCACCACTGGCGCAGTAACTGTCACTGGTACGTTTGGTGCTTCTACCAGCGTGACCACTTTGACTGCTGCAAATTTGGTTTTTACTGATCAAAATCACCCCACAACCGCAGCGATCAATGCTACGGCGACAGCCACCGCAGCAGAAGTTGCGACTGGTTACATCACTTCCACTTCGGCAGCAGCCACAACCATTACCCTGCCTACAGGCACGTTGCTTGGCGCTGCTATTGGAGCCGTCAGAGGCACAGTGCTGGAGCTGTATGTTGACAACACCGCTGGTGCAAGCACAGTGACTATGGCTGTTGCAGTCAACGGCATTTTGTCAACCGCTGCTACTGACACTGCTGGCAGTTTTGGCGACTTGACGATTGCTGCTGGCGCAACGGGTCTTGCTCGTTTCACTATCATGTTCTCTAGCGCAACGGCCTACGTGTTCACTCGTACAGCTTAATTAGGAGCCCATCATGGCTTTTACAACTGACGTAAAACAAGCGCACCTTAATGGGAGCGGCTTTTTGGTAACGGGGCGAACCCGTGTCAAGGCCATCTCATATGTGGGCACTGCAACTGCGGGGCACGTGACGTTGTTTGACACCCTTACTGCACCCGTAACGACGGCCACATACGGTCGTTCCGGCACAACCATAACCGTTACTCAAGCTGCCCATGGACTTACCACAGGGGATGTGATTGGAATTGATTTTGCTGCGGGCACGGGCGGAACTGCTACAAACGGAAACTACGCGGTAACCGTTTTAACGTCCAGCACTTTCACCGTTACCGACATCAACTCAGGGTCTATCACTGCGGGTGCATCAATGGTGTATTCGACCCGTTGGTTGATGAGTTACGACGTGTCAGCCACTGACATTTTCAACAATGCCCCACTGATTCCAGAAGATGGTGTAGTGGCCCGAGTTGGGGTTTACGCGCATATGCCAAACCTCGCGGCAGTAAACATTTACTACGGATAAGGAGTCCATCATGGGACGTGCAGCAAAAATGGCAACTGATCAGTACCAAGGCGAAGTTCAAGCTGGTGCCAACAAGCAGGACATGAGCAAGGGCGGACCTAAACAGGTTGCCCGCAAGAGCGGCCCTAAGCCCTCCAGCTCATTCTCTCCTCGCGGTGTAGGCCAAGCTCGTAACAAGCCTTGCAAAATGTACTGAAATGGCAAAAAAATCCCCCTCTCTTTCGGTAGGACGCGGCGAAAAATTGCCCATCTCCAAAGGGGCGGGATTAACGGCTAAAGGCCGTGCCAAGTACAACGCAGCAACAGGAAGCAACTTGAAAGCCCCACAGCCACAAGGCGGCAAGCGTAAGGATTCGTTCTGCGCTCGTATGTCTGGGATGCCGGGGCCAATGAAAGATGAAAAAGGCAAGCCAACCCGTAAGGCAGCTGCTTTAGCAAGGTGGAAGTGCTAATGGACATTAATTTAATTTGGTCAGCCGTTTTATCTGCCGCTGTTGGCGGATTGTGGTTTTTCATCCGTGAAAAATTTGATGAAT